AACTACAATGTGCCTATTATACGGCAAAGGAGCCACGGCGATATGGTGCGACACTGGAGCAGAACACGCTGAAATGTACACCCGCATTGATGCAGTTTTTATTAAATTAAAGGAAATTCACCAATTGTAATTTCTTTTTTTTCTAATTGAATGCGGAGTTTCCGAGCGTTTAGAGCAAACCATTCTACTGCTGTCATAATTTTTCGATTTCGGTTTTTACTTGTTTATAATATTCTTCAATTCTTTCTTGAATTACAAATTGACTTTCGCATTTAGCTCTAATATCGTATTGCAATATTTCATCAACTACAATCAATGCTTTTCTCTTTAATTCATTTTTTGCGTAATCATATGCTTTATACCATTCGATAATATTAATAGGTGCATTATCCATTTTCGCTACCAACTCAACTGCTTTTTCTTTTGGTGTCATATTATTATTTTTTGTCGTGAATGTTACCGTTGATTACATAAAATAGTTGATCTTTTAATAATAATTGTGCAAAATCAAAAATTAAATTTTCATCTTGTAAATCATCAGTATCCCAATATATCCAGCATGAAAAATCTTTACTCCATTGAACTACACCATATGGATCATCTAAAAAAGATACTTTATCACCTTCGTAAATTTCAGTACCACTATTATCTACTAATCCTGTAAACTGCCCGAGCGTATTAATATCAATCGTAACCACATTTACAGGCTTGTCTGCCTCAATAATGCCGTGCCTTACTTTGCCCTTTGTTAAATTGTATTGAGCATAATATCCATATACCCATTTTCCTGTTTTTAGGTTCTTGCCTCTGAATTTTATATTTCTCATGTTATCATGCGTTACAGCCGCACCCCTGTTTTTTTTGGTTAATTAAATATAAACAATTTACCATCTGAATCATTTTCATCTAATTCAAATCCGTTGGCAATATAAAAAGATTTTAAACCTTCTTCACTTATTGTATCATCCTGAGGCTCTGCATATAATCCAATTGGCAAATTTAATTCTTTTGCAATTTGTTTTATTTTGTAAATTAATTCAGTTCCAGTGCCTTGACCATATTGATAAGCTTTAATCATATCAATTGTAATTTCTTTTTCTTCAATTGAATAATTTAAAAATCCGTTTTCTAGTTTAATTGTAGACATATGTTTTTCGGTTTAGAACACAAAGCTAATCAATTTTGAAATACAAAATACTTTTTTCAAAAGTTTTTTCAAAATATTTTTATCGGGGTGCAATTTCGATATAAGCGTTGAACCTGTCTAAGTTGTAAAGTTTGCGCCATTCGTTTATTATTGCTTGCCTATTTAATCTGCTGTTGTAACATTTTACCCTCACGCATTCGCCTGCATAGTTCAATGTGACAGTTCCTGTATAGTTGTTTTTGTATAATTTTAGTTTTTTCTTCATATTATGATTTTTCGAGATTTCAAAATTATTTTAAAGTTGCAATTTTTTGCAACTCATCAAACCCAATAGGGGCGTGGGTTACAGGGCAAAGTTGCAAAGTTGCAAAAGTTCCAGCACAAACCAAAAAAAGGAGGCATGTATAATGATTTTATATAATAATATAAATTTGCATTTTCTGTACATAAAGGAATTTTGCAACTTTGCAACTTTGGGGCTCAAACCCAATGTGGGCGTGGGTTTCAAGAGTTGCAATATTTTGCAACTTTTGCAACTTTGCAACCCTAGAATATTTTTTCGTACTCCCCATCGCCCAAACTGTTGAAAATATCTTTGTTTTTGCTAAGCCATGCCTTAAAAGTTGCCTTTTTGCAACCGAGTTGCTCGGCAATAATGCAACCGCCGGCAATTGAAAACTTATCCGCCAACCTTTCATAAATCTTTGCATATTTGCCTTTTAATTTTACCGCCTCGTTTGCCGGTGCCAACAGCTTCAACGCCTTAATCATATTCGCCAAAAAATACTCCGTCAGCCTTATTGCCCTATCCATAACCGCTTCTGATATTTCGCATGTCCTAAATTCCCCGTCCTCAATCACCTGGAGAATTAAAGCAAACCGCAAACAATATCCCTGGTACTTTGCAATAATACCTTTATAGTTGTCCTCAGTTGCCCTGTTGTAATCTACATTCTTCCCGTCGTGCCATGTTTTATAAAGTGCCCGTGCATCCTCAGACATAATGTATTTATCCTTTATTTCGCTTTGTCGATACTTCATAAGTGAGGCAAATAAATCGGCTACAATTGCCTTTAAATGGGTAGGACGGTATAGTTGCTCGAAGGGTGCTTTTGGTTGTGGGTCGGGGTAACAAAATAAAAACCTATGATAAAATCCATTATGCTGATTATCCCCGTTGCTCAACTGCTCCAATACGCCCGGCTGAATGCCGCCCACCACATTACAGATGTAATCTGTTATCTTCGATTCCTCACGGCTCATACGCTGCAACATCACCGGGCTGCTATCCCATATCTCCAGCCATTTCTGCACATCGTCGCCCATTTTGTATGCGTTCATGCGCTGCATCCATCCGGCTAGTTCATCGCTCACAAGGGTGCAGCCTTTCGGGTTGTATTGAAGAACATTTATAACCGTTTCGATGGTTGCATCGTTTATAATCGTTTGCTGCAAAGTTGGTTTAACTCCGGGCGTTCCGTTCCTTTTATCCTTGCTTTGTACTTGTTCTTCGTTGTATGCCACCTGTTTAATCTTGTGGCTCTTATAGTTCTCTGAATCGTGCGCATGTAGGTATTCGTAAGCAATACGTAATGCAGGGGATTTTGCCCCGCCTGCGTGCGCCACAACGGCTAAGTATAAAGACGGCTTAACGTTCCATCCGTCCAATGCTTCTAAGTAGCATGTGTTGCCGATTGCGGTTGTTAGCGAAGTGAGAAAAAACGCGCCCAAATATTCATGTTGGATAGTGTGGGATTGGATATAATCCTGTATTGATTGCGGAAAAATATCATACGGGAAAAATGCCCTATCTTTTTTCTCTTCGGCCTTTGTCTTTGCAACAAGTTCAATGCCCATCGAATCTGCCATGATATTAATTTGCTCCATTGCCTTTATCCAATTGCGCCCGTGGATGTGGTACAGTATTTTGGACGGTGTTAACACCCAGCTTTTATCTCCTGCCCCCTTGCAGTCTGCCCAACTAGGGAACCCCGGCAATGATGTTGTAAACAGCAACACTTTGCGGCTAGAATAATAAACCTTTGCCGAATACTTTGCCAAACTGCCTGAGCGCAAATAAGCGGTAAATTTCTGTTTATTATTATACCTAAAATCTCTAATTTCAAACAGGCCGATTTCATTTAATAGCTTTTCAAAATATTCGTCATTTATTTTATCATCAAATTGATAACATAAATTCTCATACTCAATCGGGTACCTGGTCGGTTCCGCCTTACTGATTGTTTCTTTGTACTCGTTGAATATCGAAGCGGCTGACGTTAGCAAATCGAACTCATCTTGCGTAAGTTCTTCGATATCCTCGAAATTATTATGTATCATATTGTAACCCGGTGTAGGGGTGCAATATGATAACAGGCCGCCGGTGTAAAGTGCAATCACTTCGGCTCCGGTTTCGCTGCTTGCTATCGTTACTTTATGAGATACTTTGGAAAATTTGATGTAGGCATGATACCCTGCATTACGTGTTTCTTCGATGCAAATCTTTCTTAATACTTCAGGGTTTGTACTTTCGATTATTGCTAACCAATCCCTAAAAATATTTTTGTTAGCCGTGTTCTTCAGGTCAAAATCTAGGATTGCAAATGGTGCAAATAACTTTAATGCAATGCCGTTGCAGCTGTCTATTTTACTTAGAAACTCATTAATATTATAATGATTTTCGGTAATATTAGAATGTGATATTAAATGGCTGCTTGCCTGCTTTGTTTCTGCATCCCATTTGATTGGAATAGGTTTTAAACCTAAGTGGATCAGGTCGGTGAAATACGATAGTTGCATGGTTATGGTTTTAAAATGTAAATTATGCTTTTATTTATCTGTGGCAAAATGCACCACAAGAAGTATCCTTTTTTAGTGATTTGTATAAATTTTGGATGTCTGGAAACATTTGTTTCTCTTGTTCGCATTCAATTGATAATTTTCTCAGGCTTTTCCCGTTGCCCATGATGGCATAAAATTTTAAACGCCTGTCTTGCATCCCCTCCTCAAATTCAATCATTTCGTTAAACTCCCTTCGGTTCAAAAAATACATTGCCTTATATTCCTTTTCAGACTTAAAGAAACACATTCTACACCCCCCCCTAAGCATATAAACAGGGAATTGAGGATGTAGGCCATGCTGCTTTAAAAGTTCCTCACATTCGCCCCTGTTCAATCCTGCATCAATTAAAGGGTATGTATATTTAACATTTTCCTTTAATCCGAGATTTCCCGTTCTGCCTTCCTCGTCTGCATTGAATCCAATCATTAACTCGCATTCTCCTTGTTTTGATAAAAAATTATCTATTGGCTCAATTTTAAATAATCGTGTGCAATATCTCGCCATTCCCGAAGGCATGAATTTTGCTTTTTTGGCGTACTCCTCCAATCCGTTATACTTTTCATTTTTTACTTTTACAAGTTCAAAATCGCCATTGTGAATTTCCTTTAATTTAATAAAAACTGCATCAATGCGGGTGTACATTTCAGCGTGTTCTGCTCCAGTGTCGCACCATATCGCCGTGGCTCCTTTGCCGTATAATAGGCACATTGTAGTT